CGGTGGAGGCGGCTGCGTGGACGTCCGCAACGGTGCCGAGAACCCCGCGGGTCACTGTGAGGGTGCGCGGAGCGTAGATGGTCGCGCCGGCGGTGTGGGCGGCGAGGACGGTGCCGTCCCAGCCGCGTTTCACGATGAGGTTGTTGCCTGCGATGTCGGTGATGAGCATCTTTTCGGCGTCGATGAGGATGACTTCGTCGACCGCATACGCGCTGCCTAGGGTGACGGGTGCGGTGACGCTGTTGGCCTGCGCGGTCATCCCGGGTGCGCCGAGGGTCTGGCCGGTGGTGATCTGCTGCCGCTCGGTGACGATCATGCGTTCGGAGTCGACGCGCAGAATGCTCCCGACGCCGACGGCGGCCGAGGTTGGCCCGTCGACGTCGATGCCGGTCTCGGTGGCGTCAAGGATCTCCGCGAGGGTGCCCACGCTGGTTTCGGTGTTGCGGTAGCCCCACAGCCCGGCGACCTGGATGTCGCGCTGGTACGTCTGGCCGCCGCCGAACGACCCGTCCGAGGACAGCTTGATCTCGATGCGGTTGAACGGGGGCCCGTAGTTGACGGGTTCAAGGTTGTACTCGTCGGAGGTGATGGTCTTGCCGCCGGACGCGAGCGTTGTGACAGAGATCAGCTCTTGGTCGTTGAGGCGGAGGATCCACGGCGTCATTCCGGAGCGCGGCGGCCAGTCGAAGTAGCGGGTCGCCTGCACCGGGAAGAACTTGCGGTGGCACAGGTCCTCGGCGTCGCGGCTCGCGGTTTCCAGGGCGCGGGCGATCTGCATGTTGTTGCGGGCGGTCGATTTCGAGTCGAGAGCCCGCTGGACATCCTCGCGGGTGGCGTACCAGATGCCGTCCGGTGACGTGTTCGTGGCGGCTGCGGACGCCGGCGCGACAACAGTGACCGTCTCCGTTGCGGTGACCGGGGAACCGGACTTCAGCCCGGACCAGGTGACCAGGTACGAGCCGGGAGTAAGAGTGCCGGCCGGTGTCCAGGCGTAGCCGTAGGAGCCGGTGCCGGGGTGTGTGACGCCGGTCGTGGTGGCGGCGAGGGCTGTTGCGCCGGTGGCGATGCTGGTGACGGCGATCGTCGGAGTCGCGTCGAGGTTGGTGAGGGTACCGCCGGAGTAGTCGTAGAACTGCGCCAGGAGACTGAGACTCTGGCCTGCGATCACGTCGGTCATGTCCACACCCCCGGCGTTCCGCCCGTCGCGCACAGGTGCCAGGCGCCTGCCGAGTCGAGGACCACATCACCAGCGATCCACGTGCCCGTAGTCGGCGCACCCGCGGTCGCCTTCCGGCCGCACAGACGCACGTTCGAAAGACCGTTCTTCGCCCCGAGCGCGGCCACGCCAGTCCCGGAGTCGATGTCGTGGACGTCGTCGAAAGCACCGGTCCCGAACTGGACGCGGCCGATCAAGTGCGGGCCCGCGGCTTCCCAGCGCATGACGTTCGATTGCGCGCCGGTGAAGTCGGCGTTCGCCCACTTGGAGATGAACACGTCGAGCCCGGCGACTTCGAGATCGAGGCCGCTGCCGGTGACGCGGAACCGGTAGGCCCCGGTGTTGTCGGCGCGCTTGACGGTGAGGTTGGCGCCGTTGACGGTGACATCGCCGGTGAAGGTGGCGCCGGTCAGGTGGGCGAGCAGCGCGACGAGGGTGTCGACGTAGCCCTTCGATGCGGCGTTGAGGGCCTGGTCCGGGGAGGAGTCGGGCAGGGTGAGTTCGCCGGTCATGGTGTCGCCTGCTTTGTTGACTTTGCGGGTGTCGCCGGTTGTGGATACGTAGCCGGTTGCGGTCATCTGCTCTCCTCCTCCCTCGAACTCGTCCTGCTGGTGGTGTTACTCAGGTGCGGAGTCGGTCTCCGACGTGGCTGCCGTCTGGCCGCCACCCGTCCCACGGGCAGAACTTTTGCCCGTCCGGGCCTTGCTGGAGCGGCTCGCCGTCGTTGGGGCAGGCGATGGGTCCGGCTTCTCGCTCTGCTCGGGCGAGCTCGGCTCCTTCTCGGAGGATGTCGAGGAGCTCGTACCAGCTGATACGTCCTCACCTCCCTCTGCCTCGCCGGCGGCCACGTTCGACGGGCCGCCGTGCACGGTGATCTTCGCCATGTCCGTGTCCTCCTCAGGCGGTTGCGTGTTCTCGTTGACGCGCACGACCGACCCGCACTCCGGGCACTTCGGCGCGCCCACCGAGTAGATGGCAGTGCACTCGGCGCACTGCCACGCCGCCACGTCAGACCCCCGTGGCAGGCAGGTTCGCCGGGGCGCGCTGCGCGAGCAGATCCCGGGTGAGCGCGTTCACCGTGCCCGCACCCGTCGACGTGAGCTTCACGTACTTGTAGGCGTCGTCCAGCGACGTGCCCTCGACCTCGACGACCATCGCGTTCTGTGCCGCTGTTGCCGTCGTCACCACGGTCGCTGCCGCGGCCTGCGTCTGCCGGGTCCACGCGTCCGAGCCGTTCCCGGTGCACGTGTGGTACTCGGTGATGGCCGCCAGGGTCTTCGACCCCGTACCGGCGTTGTCCTTGGCCTGCGTCAGCGTGTACGTGTCGCCGACCGCGCCGGCCAGGTAGCAGGAGAACGTGACGCCGGCCGCAGCGCCCTTCAGCGCGATCCACACGCCGTCCGCCGCGGGAGTCGAGTTGATGAGCCTGCCGAGTGCCTTCTGAGACATCGGGTGTTCCTTCCGTCTGGGGGGCCGCGCCGGGGCGACACTGCCGGGTTGGTGGTAGCCGCCGCCGGGGCGTTACTGCCGACGGCGGCCAGGGGGTGTTACAGGAGCTCGACGAACGGGGAGAGCGTGGCCGTGGAGCCGTTGGCCGGGGTGATCGCGGACTGGATCCACGGGCGGCCGTCGACGCGCTGAATGATGCGGAACGTCGTCTTGTCGTTGCCGAACGCGTAGTCCGTGCTGGAGTCGGCGGTCATGACCTGCCTGTCGCCGACCAGGTAGTAGCTGAGGTCGACGAATGCGAGGTCGCCGCGGGAGCCGAGGACGCCACCCTTCTCTGTGATGATCAGAGGCCTTCCGAAGATGGACATCGGCATCCCGGCCGCGGCGTTCACCACGAACACCGAGTTGCCGCCGGTGCCGACGGTGAGGGACAGCTGAAGCAGCTGCGGCAGCGCGTCCGGGGAGCACATCCACACGGCGTTGGACAGCGACGAGGGCAGCATGCGGGCGTACATGGCGATGACGTCCACGTACTGGATCTTGCTGCCGGTGGTGCGGGTCACCGTGACGGCGGCCGAGTTGCCGGCGCCGCGGAAGCCGAGGGGCTCACCGGTGCCGCTTCCGGTCTGGAACTTGTTGTCCTCCTCGAACGCGAGGGCCTTCGGCCACAGCGTCTCGATGAGCGCGGAGAACGAGGTGATGGAGTCCTGGAGCAACTCGTTCGGCACGGCCGAGAGGCCGGTGAGCTTCTTTGCGTCCAGCTCGACGCGGCCGAACTTCGGGTTGGAGTCCTGGAGGGCGGCGCCTTCCTCACCCCAGTAGGCGACCATGCCGCCGAACACACTGCCCGCGTTGGTGGTGGTGTCGATCATCGGGAAGGGGACCCGGGCCGACTCCATCGGGACGACGGTGGCCAGCGGCCGGACGACGGCCTGCTCCAGCGCGAGCTGAAGCAGCTGCGAGCGGAGCGTCTCGGGGACGAGGAACCCGCCGTCCGCCGGGCTGACGCTGGACGCGGCGTTGCGGAGCGCGCCGAGCTTGTCGCCGTCGGGCGTTGGGTTCTTGTGCCAGATGTTGCGGACGTAGTCGATCGAGTTCTCGAAGTGCTTGTCGACCGCAGCGCCGGGCGCGGTCGGGTTGTGAGCGGTGCCCTGCCGGTGGGAGGAGAGCATCCCGCTCTTGCGCTTGGCCTGCGGGTCGAGGTCGAGGCGCCGGATGTCGTCCTTGCCGCCGGTCATGCCGTTGTCGCGCATCATCTGCGCGAACACCCGCTGCGTCTCCTCGGCGACGAGCCGGTTGAGGTCGGTGCCCTCGCCCTGGAGTGCGTTGCCGTAGGCGGTGATGAACTCGGCCAGTGCCTCGCGGGAGGCCATGACCTCCTTCAGCTTCGCGCCGTCGGCGAGCATCTCCGCCAGTTCGTCGGCGTTGCGCGGGATGGTCATCGTGGGTGCCACTGTTGCCTCCTTCAGGCCGTCGCCGCGCTGGACGACGTGTCGGGCTCGATCAGATGGGAGACGAGCGCCGACCAGCCGTCGGTGTCGTCGGGGATGAGGGCGGCGACCATCGCCGTCCAGTCGTCGGCCGGCGGCTCCGGCTCGGTGCCGGGCTCTGCGGGTTCGATGGGCTCGGCCTCGGCCACTGGTTCGGCCGGGACTGGCTCTGTCGTGGGCTCCGGCTCGACAGCGGGCTCTGCGGCCGGGGTCTGCACCGCGGCCCGCAGCCGCGCCACAGTGTCCTCGTCGAGGAGGTCCGCGACGGAGATGACGAGCGTCGACTGCTGTTCGGTCTGGGGTTCCGGCTTGGCCGGTCCGGTGTATCCGTAGGCAGTGAGGTCGAAGGCGCGCAGTTGCGGCTCGGCCTCGTCCGGCTCGGCCTGCTGCTTGCGGGCGGGCAGCAGCTCATCGGCCAGCCCGGCGTCTACGGCTTCCTCGGCCGTGTACCAGGTCTCCTTCACCATGACCTGGCGCCACTCGTCGCGGGTCCCGCCAGCCTTCTCGCTGTAGGCGTCCGCGATGTTTCCGCTGATCTTGTCGAGGAGCGCGGCCATGTCCTGCATGTCCTGCGCGTTGCCCATGCACAGGCCGCTGGCCTCGTGGAGCATCAGCATCGCCTGGGGCTGCATCACCACGCGGTCTGCGGCCATGGCGATGACGCTGGCGATGCTGGCCGCGATGCCGTCCACCTGGACGGTCACCTCGGCAGCGTGGGCGCGGAGGGCGTTGGCGACGGCCACGCCCTCGAAGACGCTGCCCCCGGGGCTTGATACCCGGACGCGGAGCTTCGGCGTGGTGATCGCGTCCAGTTCGGCGATGAAGTCCTCGGCGAGGGTGCCCCACCCACCGATCTCGTCGTAGAGGAAGAGTTCTGCCTCGTCGGAGGCCAGGTTCCTGAACTGGTACCAGGGCCGGTCGTCCCGGGTCTGCGCGCGCAGGCCCGGGATTCGGTCTGGGAGGTCAATGAACGGCATCAGGACCCCTCTCCCTTCCGGCCGCGCTTGACGACCTTGCAGCGGCACTCATTGCCGAACTCCGCACCCACGCAATCCACGTAGCCCGCACCGTCCGGGTAGTCCTCGTAGGCGTCGGCCCTGTTGCGGTACGTCTGGCCGTCGTTCTCACGGCAGGGCCCGCAGGTGTTGTCATCGATGTGCGCAACCGCCACCCACCGCTGCGCGTTCTCAACGTCCGTACCGAGCAGCCCGGCAACCGCCTCATCCCACGACGCCACAGGCTCGGCCGGCGCGACGGCAGCGGGAGCCGTGGGCATGCCCGCGAAGGGGATATCGGGGAGGCCGACCGCGGACAGCGTTCCCGCCGGCTCGAAGCCGACCGCGACGAGCGCGGCCGCAGCGTTCGACCGGGCCGTCAGCTGCGTCGCCTCAGTCTCAGCGTCGGGTGGTGTCGGGTCCTCGTAGTCGAACTCCAGGCCCTGCGCGGTCGGTCCGAACATGGGCAGGAACTCGAAGTTCAGCGCCGCCTTGACCCGCTCCAGGCGGGGCACGGTCTGCTGCTC